ATTTAAAATAACATCAATCTTCTTACTAGTACCATCTTCATTACGTGCCATGTTCCAGAATGGTGATGTCCACTCAGGGAAGTCAGTAATCATACCACGACCAATCTTTTCTTCATGGTCATGATCAAGTTCTTTAGTGTTAAACTGATTAGTCCAATCATCATACGTTTGTATGTTTTGTTCATCTAATGGTAAACCCAACCAACGACATAATTCTATCTCCATATCTTTAAGTTCATCAACACCTCCCTTCATTTCAAACTCAAACATAGGGAAGATAGTCTCATGTCTACCTGGTACAGGATTAGGCTCTGCACG